ACACCGGTAAACAACTCACCGATGATTGCCGTTAAGATGACACGGTTGGGTGGGTGAGATGGCTAAGACCAAAAATGTTGAAGCGGTTGATCCGACATTTATGTGTGTCGCATGTGGACGATCAATGACGGTGTCACAGGTCGCTGCGGTTGCTGACGTGTATGTATGCACCAGCATCGGTGAATGTCTCGAGGTAATTGCAGGAACGCTCCCAATACGTGGTGAACATCTACCACCAACCACGATGGAAGCGGTTCGCATTCGTGCGAATAAACTAGCCGAAGCGACCGGCCGTCCACAGCCTGATATCGGAACACCGGTAAAGGGTGAAGTCTCTTGGTATTGGGGAGCTGAATAATGCCTGCGCAATTTTGGGAATCGGTACTTAACTCGCCTGGGCTTGGCGCGGGCGCATCGTATAATACATCTAATACAATTCAAGACGTTTCGCCGGCGCCACAGCTCGTACTGCCGGCTAACTTTCTCTACACCGGTCAGTCGTTGCGGTTCACCGCGTTTGGTACCTATGCCACCTCCGGTACCACGCCGACGTTGGTTCTTGGTTTCTACTATGGTGGCGTGGCCGGTGTCGCGCTCGCGGCCAGTACCGCAATTACTACGACTAACACGGCCACGGTAAACTGGCCGTGGCGTATGGAAGCTACCGCCACCGTGCGGTCAATCGGTTCTTCGGGAACCATCATGACGCAGGGTTTCGTAGATATTGCCACGTCGCTGACCGCCGTATCACACGTGCCGATTCCCGCCACCGCGCTTGCAACCGTGACCATCGATACCACGGCTTCAGGTAAAGCTTTAACCGTTGGCGCTACGTGGGGCACCAACGCCGCAGCGAACATTCTGTTCTGTCATCAGTTTATTGCAGAATCGATGAACTGATGCCTCGCGGACCGTGGCCGCCAGCTAGTCCTTACGTCTGGATCACCAGATGGAATGATCGTGCCGGTAATCCGATGGCGATGATCTTAACATTTAATTTTGATTCACCGGTTAATGGCAGCGGCACTAATGCACTTCAAAGTCTCGACTATGATCTTGATCCTCGATGCCCGTGGGAATTTATCATTATTGTGAAGTCAGATGGTGTCACCCGCTTGACGCGACAGATTCCACGTGCGGCTCGCACCGGATCAATCACGGCCGTACAATTGCACAACTTCGGACTTGATAGCTTTCTAGACATCGGGTCGATCACGGTAGGCGACTCCCCGAACTGATCTAGGGGGGTGGCCTCAACGTGGGTGTACTCCTCGATGGGTCGACACCGAGCTATGTTACGGGTACGACCACCACGATCACAACCGCGTCGTTTTCACCACCAGCAAACAGCATTCTTTATGCGATCTGTACGGCTGACGAATCAAACACATTTGTAGTTTCTAACACCGGTACCGCACTTACGTGGACGTCGATCGGCGTCAGCATCAATACAGCTGGCCAAGCCAGTCAGATGGTGTTTCGTGCGTTTGCCGGTGCTACCGCACCGGGTTCCATCACGGTATCGAGCGTACGAACCGGTAGCTTCAACGCGAATGCTCTTAAGGTCTTGGTGTTTACCGGATCTGAGATCGTGTTCACCGGTGCGAAGGGTACCGCTACCGCAGCCACGGTCAACATCGTTACCACCGGACCGAACTCGTGGGTTTGGGCGGGTCATGGTGAAGAGAATGGTACGGCTGACACCGCCGCAGCGAACTGCACGTTTAACGATGGACCGACGTTAGTTGGCGGCATCGATACCGGTGTCATTAAGCGTAACGCGGTCACACCGGCTTCTGGTACATCTGTCACAATCGGTGTGTCAGGCGGTACCGTTCCAGATGTTATTGCTTTTGAGGTCAAGGAAAGTCCAGGTGTCTATGGCTTAAGTGGTCAATGGCCTAATGCGTATTCACCGGGATTCGATCGACGTAATTCTCAAGCACCATTTCATGTGCCATTCAACATGCTTGGCAGTCAAAATGGTGTAGGTGGAACGAACTTTAGTAAGACCGTTGATGATCCGATAGGTATTACCGATTCGGTTGTCGTCACACGTGGTACAGCAATCACCGACGTGATTGGTATCACGGATAATCGATCAATCGCATCAGGTAAGACGATCATTGATCCAACCGGTATTACGGATGCACAGTTACTGGCACAGGTTAAATCGATCACTGACCCGGTCGGAATCACCGATACCCAAACTTCGCTACAAACACTGATTATTGCATTTGCTGGTCAGTGGCCTAATGCGTATTCTCCTTGGATCACCCGACAGTCATATCAAGTTGGATTTAACACACCATTTCAACTACAAGGTTCGAGTAGTACCGGTCCTAGTCCTACGGATTACGTAAAGACCGTCACGGATTCGGTGGGTATCACCGATTCCGTAGCATCCGTAATGACCGTCGCGCGCACGCAAGCTGATGCGGTCGGTATTACGGATAGCATTAAGCTTAATGCTGGTCACATGATCACGGATTCCGTAGGAATCGTCGACAATGTCACCATTAAACTGGGACGTGTACAAGCTGACGTAATTGGAATTACCGATACCGAAGCGATTACACAGACGCGTGTCATTAGTGATTCACTCGGAATCACCGATACCCAGTCGACGATTCAAGTATTAATGGTAGGTCTAGCTGGACAGTGGCCTAACTCCTATTCACCGTGGATCACTCGACAAGGTTATCAAGCCGGATTCAGTACGCCATTCCAGCTTCAAGGTTCACGGGTAGTTACCGGACCAGTTGATTACGTTAAGATGATTACCGATTCGGTTGGCATTACTGATGCACCGATCACCGTAGCGACGGTTTCACGTGTTCAGTCAGATAATCTTGGGATTACCGATGTAGCAAAGTTGACTCATGGATTAACGCAAGTTGATGCGGTAGGAGTTACTGACAACAAAGTCAGCTTGATCACGTCGTTGAAGACCGATCTCATCGGTATCACGGACACACGCACGATTACAGCTGGACATACCCAAACAGATTCAATCGGAATCACCGACACCCGAATCATCACGCGTGTCATCAAGGTAACGATTACTGATGTCATAGGTATCATCGATACGCAATCTTTGATGCGATCGATGACAAACCTGCTTACCGATACAATCAACATCACCGATAGTCGACAGGTTGTCTCTACCGGTAACCAGACCACCGCACGTATCCGTGTTCACGGTCGCGAACCGGGACATAATTTTCAAGGACGCGAACCGGATCGCACGATTGCAGGTAACACCTCGATAAGCAAGATCAGTGGTCGTGAATCACCATCACGATTCTCAGGAAGGGAACCGCCATGGGCCTGAGTATCGGATCGTTCACGATCGGTGAGATTCCCGCACCACTCGAATATCAGTTTCTCGATTCGAATGGTGCGGCATTGAATTTTTCCGGTGGATATACAGCAAAGTTCCAGTGGGGACGCAAGGTCAACGTGACCGTATTGGCTAATGCAACCACCGCGAACGCCGTGATCACCGATCCCACCAACGGCAAGGTGACCTACAGCTGGACCGGCGTGGAATTCGTCACGCCAGGAAAGTATGTTGGTATGTTTTGGGTCGGTAATGGCACGAATCGATTTGCATCTGTTGAGTTGACGTGGACGACGTGCATCGCGGTCAACGTTGCGCCGATCATCTGATGTCACGAGGGAGTAGGTATGAGTACGGAGTTTGGGCCTTGTGCCGACTGGCCCGTACGCTTTCCTTGTGAGATCGTGTGTTCGTCACCTGAGGCATCCGGTAGTGCGGTGAGGTTTGCGACCGACGTGGTGTGGGCGTTGTCCGGTCGGCAGTTCGGCACCTGCGAGGTCACGCTTCGACCGTGCCGCAACGATTGCATGGACGCACCGTGGCCGCATGCCGAATGGACGTGGCCCGGAAATCAATACATCACACCGGCGTTGATCGACGGTGCGTGGTTCAACATCGTATGTCAAAGCTGCGTTGGCTCGTGTTCGTGTACGCGAATCTCCGAGGTGACGCTACCTGCGCCGGTCAAGCGTATCACCCAGGTGAGGGTCGACGGCGTCACGCTGGTAACCGGCTCGTACCGCGTTGACGACAACCGATTCCTCGTGCGAACTGATGGCGGCGAGTGGCCACGATGCAATGATCTGTCGCATTCGGACGGTGCGGTTGGTACATGGTCGGTGACCGTCCAGGTTGGACGTGACGTGCCAGAAGGTGGCATGTGGGCGGTTGGCGAACTCGCATGTGAGATCTTGAAGGCGATCAACGGTGAGGATTGTCGGCTACCACGAAACGTGACGCAGCTCGCACGTCAAGGTGTGACGATCTCCTATCCGGATATGAATGCATTGTTTGACAAGGGACGAACCGGTCTTTACATGACTGACCTCTTTATCGCCACCTGGAATCCCAACGCATTGCGACAGCCCTCACGCACGTACTCGATTGATCGACCACGTGCGCGGAGGACCAACACATGATCACAAATGATCTGGGTTTCTACACGATACTTAATGGTATCTTGATTGAGGTGAACAATCGGTTAGCGGAAACTGAAGCTGGCCAGCCGATGCGTGTTTGTGTATATCCGGGATTGATCGCATGGGATGATTGCACGTGTGGCCAGCTCGCTGGCTCCATCATGCGTATGTATCCAACCGAATCGTTTCCCCTGCCATTCTCCGCGCATCAGCATGGTGAGTCGTTCAGCTGCCCGCCGCCCTACGTGGTCGCTGAGATGGTGATCAGTTTGGTGCGGTGCGCGCCAGCGCCGATGGGAAGTGCATTGGCGCCTTCGTGTGAGGCGCTCGACGCCGCAGCACAGACCTGGACGATCGACGCCGCGGTGGCACGTGCTGGTGTGCTATGTCGGCTTCAAGAATACAAGGACAATAACGAGATCATCGACTATCGGTTTGAAACTCAAACCCCGGTTGGACCGGAGGGTGCGTGTGTCGGTACCGACGTAATGGCGTTGGTAGGTTTACCGTTGTGATGACATTAATATGCTTGGAGCCGTAAGTGGCAACGTTCGTGCGATTGAATCAAGCGGCGTTTCGTGAGTACGTAACCTACCCACAAGGTGCGATCGGTCGCGAGCTTTTTCGACGCGCGACGCGCGTACAAACGAAAGCTAAAAATCTTTGTCCGGTTGCCACCGGTCGGCTTCGTTCATCCATCACCGTCGCGATGGGACTCGAAGGTGGTCAGTTGGTCGCGCGCGTGGGAACCAACGTGAAGTACGCCATGTTCATTCACAATGGCACGGGAATCTATGGTCCGGCGCGGCAACGAATCTATCCGCAGAACGGAAAGTTCCTCGTCTGGACGCCACGCGGCGCGGCAAAACCGATCTTCGCGCGCAGCGTATTGGGCACCAAGCGACACCCGTTCTTGAAGGACGCGTTGCCGGCTGCGTTGTAATCTTGAGACCTATTCGTGACATGGCATCTTGTGACGTTATGATGACATGGACGAGAGGTGATGATAGATGACAACGACCGAAAAGCCTGAAGCAACAACGATTGCGACGATCACGCCAGAACTGATCACGGTGGAAGGCGAAGACGTCTTCGATTTTTCACAGCCGAAACGTAAGATTTCGTTTAAGCTTGATGACGATATCTTTCACGCCATCGATGAACTGCCTGGCTTGACTGGACTCGAGTTTGCTGCATTTGCCACGACGGTTGAGAATACGAATGACCTGAAGGAGCAGGCGGAGGTTGTGGAACGTATGTTTCGCCTCGTCCTCATTCCGGCCTCAGCGGATCGATTCATCGATCGGCTACGGAGCACGTCCGAACCAATCGGTGTTAACTCGATGAACGCCGTCATGATGTGGCTGATGGAGCAGTACGGGCTCCGCCCTACACAGCCATCCGAGGCCTCGTCGGATGGATCTTAAAGCCTCCACATTGGTATCAAATAGAGGGAGAATGCACACGCAACGGAATCGATCTCGGTGCCTTACCATTTCATCGACTGCTTAATGTCATCTACAGTCGCATCGTAGAGAACGTACCTACGGAAGATGAAAACGGTAACAAGCGAGATTACCGTGGCGAGCTTGATGATCAGCTCAACATTCATAAGTGGCCGGTACCGCATACGCTATATGGCACAAGGCATCATAAGGCAAAGGCTGAATCTAAGGCACCGTCGTGGTGGGAAGGCGATGAAGAGGCGAGTCAAAGTTTCTTGGCTCTCATGAATCCGGGTGTTTAAAGCATGTCATCTCCGATCGCAACCGCATTCGTTGAAATTCGCGGTGAGACGAGCCGACTCGGTCCCGACGTGGTCAACTCCGTTCAACAGGAGATGGTCAAGTCTGGGAAGGCGATCTCGGATGCCATTGTTAAGCCTATCAATGAGGCGTCAAAAACCACGTCGTCGATCTTTGCCGGCATCGGACAATCGATTAAGAATGCGATTCAGCCGGCGACGCAGCAGGTTGGAAATTTTGTCTCTGGATTCAAGTCCACCGAGGCCGCCGCTGCGTCCGCTAGCGGACGCATGGGTTCGTTTGGTGGCGCGGTACGCACGGCATTTGAGCCGGCCATCCAGCAGGTCAACAACTTCACGTCTGGATTTCGTTCGTCCGAAGCGGCGGCATCGGCATTCAGTGGACGCATGGGGTCGCTTGGTGGTGTCGTCAGCTCCGCGTTTAAAAACACTAATGCTGTCGTTCGTGACTTTCAAAACATTGGTTCACAGGTAGCGACACGTCTTGGTGGTGCGTTCTCTGAGGCTGCGACGTCGATACAAACGAAGTTTGCAAGTACGTTTGCTTCGGTTAGATCCGGTGCACTGGGTCTCGGTGCGGTTGTTGGATTCGGTGGCATTGGTGCACTAATCGGTGCGGGGTTCAGTCGACTCTCTGACATCGAACAAACGACCAAGTCACTGCAGGTAATGACGGGTTCAGCTGCTTCGGCTAAGCTCGTCATGAATGACCTGCTGACGTTCGCCAAGACTACGCCATTCGCATTTCCGGATATCTCGCAGATCGGGCGCAACCTCGTTGCGTTTGGCGTAGATACCACGAAGGTTGTGCCGATTCTGAAGTCACTCGGTGACGCGGCATCGGCATCTGGTCAAGGCGTTCAAGCGATGCAATCGCTAGGTAACGCGATTGGTTCGGTCGCGATTGCCGGCAAGATTTCTGGAGTTGATCTTCAGTCATTCCAAGCGGTTGGCGTGCCGGCTTTGAAGATCTTGGCCAACACCGCAGGTGTCTCAGCTGATGAGATGTCAAAGCGCATCAGCAAGGGATCGGTTGATTCGAAGTTTGCCATTGATTCATTGGTGAAGGGCATCGAGAATGGCACGACCGGATTGGCCGGCGCCACCGCCAAGATGGGCGGGATCATGGCTGCCCAGAAGGACACCATCGCTGGCACGATGGACTCATTGAAGTCATCGGTTACCTCAACGATGGCAACACTTCTTGAGCCGGCAATTCCCGCATTTCGTGGTGCAGTTAACACGTTTAGTGCCGAGTTCAAGAAGATTCCCGGCGCGCTCACAGCGGCAAAGGCGCAGCTTACATCGCTTGGCTTCTTTGAAGCGTTACGCGTTCTTTTCTCTGGCATCGGTGCCATCATCAGTGGCGTGCTACCATTGATTCAGGGATTTGCACGTGGCTTCATGACGGTCTTTGGCGCCGGCCTGCTCGTGGGAATTCGAGCACTCGGCGTGGCATTCCAGTGGGTCGGCGGAATCATTCAAGCGTGGCGTCCGGTATTGCAGCCGATCATCACGATTCTTGGCGCACTCTGGGCGGCTACCGCGTTGATCCGTGGTGCGATGCTCGCTGGTGGCGCAGCGATGCTGATTTGGCATGGCATCATGGTTGCATTCGGACCGGTCATGAAGATCATCACCGCATTGCAGTGGGCGTTTAACGCAGCTATGGATGCTAACCCGATCACACTGATCATTCTTGCCATCATCGCGTTGGTTGCTGCGTTCGTTATCTTGTGGAACAAGTCCGCCGCATTCCGTGACTTCTGGATCGGCATCTGGAATGCCATTAAAACAGCATTCACGGCCGTTGTCGACGCATTGAAGGTGGCATTTAACGCGATCATTACCGCAGCACAAGCGGTTGGTGATGCGTTTGTTACGGCGTGGAACGCTATCAAGGATGCTCTTAACGTGGTGTGGACCAGCGTGATTCAGCCGGTCTTTAACGCGTTGGTTACCGCTGTGACAGCTGTTGGTGACGCAGCTCGGTGGCTCTGGACCACGATCTTACAGCCGACATTTAACTTCATTGGCGCCGCTGCGATCATCTTGGGTAAAGTCATGCTTGGCTTGGTGTTGATTCCCATCGTTGCCTTCTGGAAGTTTGTATTGGCACCCATCATCATGTGGGTGTGGCACAGTATCTTTGAACCGGCATTTCACGGTATCGGTGTTATCATCTCGTTTGTGTGGTTGAATGTCATTAAGCCGCATATCGATGCCTTGGTGTGGGTCTTTACCGTCGCGGTGCCGGCTGCGATTAACTTTGTATCAGGAATTATTCATATCGT